CCTAAAATCTATAATTGACTTAGACAAAAACAACCTACCAGCATACAAGACTTTTTTGGATTGGGTCGTAAAAAATGAGGAAATGAGTAACAAATACGCGAAGGCAATGACTGTTAGAGCGGAATTAAAGTTTGAAAGCATCGAGCAAGACTATTCGGAGCCTCCACAAAGAGACTCGGAAACTGGAAAGATAGACCCAGGATGGGTAAGCTTGCAAAGATTGAAGATAGACGCAAAGAAATGGGAGTTGTCTAAGCTAATGCCTAAGAAGTACGGCGACAAGCAAGAAACAACCCATATTTTGGAAACGCCAATATTTACAGGAATCGACCTAAATGTTCCAAAAGACAACGGCGCAAGCTAAAATCTCAAAGCTGAGAAAAAGAGTAAGGATTGTACAAGGTGGCACCTCATCGTCCAAAACCTTTTCGATTTTGCCTTTGCTCATTACTCATGCAATGCAGACTCCCTATACCGAAATTTCGGTAGTGGCTGAATCAATCCCACACTTAAAGCGTGGAGCGGTTAAAGACTTTTTAAACATTATGGTCATGACTGGCAATTATCGAGACGCTCAATTCAATAAGTCTGACCTTAAATACAAGTTTTTAAATGGCTCATTTATTGAGTTTTTCTCGGCAGACCAACCCGACAAACTTAGAGGAGCAAGAAGGCACGTTTTATTCGTAAATGAGTGCAACAATATCGACTTTGAGTCCTACAATCAATTATCAATACGTACAAGGGATTTTATTTATTTAGATTATAATCCAACCCAAGAATTTTGGGTGCATACGGAGCTTATAAAAGACGAAGACTCGGACTTTGTCATATTGACCTACAAAGACAACGAAGCCTTAGACGCTGCAATTGTAAAGGAAATAGAAAAGGCAAAAGAAAAGGCTAAAACATCTAAATACTGGGAGAACTGGTGGAGGGTTTATGGCCTTGGTCAGGTTGGAAGTTTAGACGGTGTTATTTTCTCTAATTGGTCATCAATCGACCAGGTCCCAGCAAACGCCAAGATAATTGGCTACGGCATGGACTTTGGATTTACTAACGACCCAACGACATTGGTTGGAATTTATCAATACGACGATTGTTTAATTGTTGACGAAAAGATTTACCGCCAAGGGATGCTAAACTCGGACATAATTAAAGAAATGAGCCGATTAGGAATAAATAAATCGGACAAAATCTATGCAGACTCGGCCGAACCGAAAAGTATTGAGGAAATTTACCGCTCAGGATTTAACATTAAACCAGTCCTAAAGGGAGCCGACTCGATAAAGTTTGGCATTCAAATACTGCAAGAGCATAAGCTATTAGTAACCAAAGAAAGCACAAACCTAATAAAGGAATTGCGCTCTTATACCTGGGATAAAGACAAGACTGGCAAAAGCCTAAACAGTCCTATTGACGATTATAACCACGCGATTGACGCGTTGAGATATTTGGCAATGATGGAGTTAAAAAAGAAACAAGATTTTAAATTCTCAATATGACAAAAGAAACAATTGCCGCGCTTATTTTAATGTTTATCACTTACCTATTAATCGTATTTGTGACCTTGGATTTTAATCCGCTTACCTGGCATTGGATTGCTCGCGTCGTTATGGTTGTAATTTGGTTTTATGGACTTGCATTTTTAGAAAAAAATAAATAGGTATATTTGTTAAAACGAATATGCTATGCTATTAAAGGCTCTTCAGAATTACATTACGCCACAAGTCACGCCAACAAAGACTTATCCCGATGTAAATCTTCTCAATCAAATACTTTATGGCCAGTTTACGGCCTCCACGCTTGTTGTTTGGTATGACTCAAACCAACAAACTTTTATCGACAAGGGATACAAGGGAAACGCCCTGGTTTACTCAATCATTCGAAAGATAGCAGAGAAAGGCAAGCAATGCCCGACGTACGTTTACAAAGAGAGCGAAGCAAGCAAAAAATACAGAGGCGGAAAGTACAACTCCAAAGAGCTTAACAGATTGCAAAGCATAGCATTTCGGAAAAAGGAGCTTGAGGATGTTAATTACTTAGACCCAGTAAACCAGCTAATCAAAAACCCAAATCCAATGCAAACTTGGAGCGAGTTTCTTGATTCGATGCTAACGTGGTACAATACTAGCGGCGAGATATTCGTTTACGGATTTGCTCCATCTGAAGGCCTAAATAAGGGCAAAATTAAGGAGATGTACGTTTTGCCGTCTAACTATGTAGAGATTGTGGCTGGCAGCTTATTCGAGCCAGTACGCGGCTACAAATTGATAATTGGAGACCAAAATATTGAGATACCAGCTGACCAGGTACTACACATCAAAACAACCAATTTAACTTGGGATTTGAACGGAGCGCAATTGCGTGGAATGCCTCCTCTCTTGGCTGGTTTGACAACCTTACAAGCCAACAACGAGGCGACCTTTGCCAAACAAAAGACTTTCCAAAACGGAGGAGCCAAAGGGATTATTTCGCCAAACATCACAAACCCTGAGTTTTGGCCATCGCCTGACCAAAGAGCAAAGATGGACGAACGGATAGACGAGAGGATAAACGGCAATAAAAACATTAATAAAATCGTTGCCTCCTCGATTCCTTTGCGTTACGATGCAATCGGATTGTCTCCAGTTGCGATGGATATTATTAATTCTCAAAACATGGACTTGCAAACTCTTTGCGGTCTTTGGGGAGTTAATCCTGTTTTGTTTACATCTAACGCAACCTATGCCAATTTGGAAGGCGCACAAAAGGCTTTGGTTACCGATGTAATTATGCCGCAGCTCCAAATGATTGAGGAGAAATTTACGCAATGGCTTGGCAAGTCTTACGGCATGGATTACGTTATTGATTTCGATATATCCAGCTTTAGTGAGTTGCAACCCGATGTCCAAGTTATACTGGATACATACGGAAAATCGCCATACTTTACAGGAAACGAGGTAAGAAGCTTGTTGAACTGGCACGCAAGCGAAGACCCAGCAATGGACGTGCATTGGATACCTAGCAACGTAATTCCAAGCGATGAGGCTCTAGGTAATGCGACAACGGATTTTAGCGATTTCCCAGCGTAAAAAATGAAGCTTATAAATTATTCCAAGGTTAGAAGGTCGGCACAATCTGACCTAAAGAAATACGAGCGCCTTGGGATTAAGCTATTTACCGCGGCTTTAAAGCTACAAGCTAAGCCAAATCCGTCGCCTTTGCCAATGCAAGAGGCTTACATAAAGTTCTACCAAACAGTCTTTGTTGAGTCGGCAAAGCAAGAGTTTAACCGAATAAGACAAGACAACCGCGAGAAGGCTTACGTTCCTGACGATTTCTTTTTAAATACCTGGAGAGAATGGATTAAGGAATGGGTTAACGCAAACCTTGGAACGCTAATAACTGGTGTAAACCAAAACACCTTAGAGCAAATACAAAAGATACTTGGCGAAGGAATTGAGCAAGGTTTAAACCCTTTTCAGCTTGAGAAACTTTTACTTGAGCAAATACCAAACATTGCTAGAGCCAGGGCAATTGCTAGGACTGAATCGACACGAGCTTACAACGAAGGCAAGAAGCGCTCGGCACAAGATTGGGCAAGTCAAACAGGTACAACACTTTGGAAGTTATGGATTCATGGAGGCTCAAGAGAGCCGAGGTTCCAGCATATCCAGGCACAAGACAAACCGATAAGGGCAGACCAACCTTTTGTCTTTACGACTAAAGGAGTGGAGGTGTTTATGGACAAGCCTGGCGACCAAAAAGGTGGAGCGGCTCAGACAATTAATTGCAGTTGCGTTGTGGTTTATATTTCCGAGGCATACGCGCGTCGTAACTTTCCTGACACGTTTAATGGTTCGGCTCCAGTAGTTAGGCCAATAACTCCATTACCAACAACCACAAATTTAAATCCTCCAAGCGTTGCAAATACTCAATTAAAAGATGAGTTTATTTACACGACACAAGATAAGGCTACGGTAAAAAAAGTTAATGACATTCTGTCTTTTACCGATGGAGTTACTGATTTAATGAATAAAAATAATTCTAATCTTTCTATAAGAACTCCAGCTCAAAGTTCAAGAAATGGACACTTTAAATTTGTAAAGGAATTAGGATACACTAATATTAATGATGCATTTTTATTAAGTTCTAAAATTGGAGGCGGAATGGAAAGCAACACACTTGGGAACTGTTCAAGAATAGGAGCATACATGAATGTTAAAATAAAAAAAGGAGATGTAATTGATTTTAAAGCAACAAAATTATCTTTTAATGAAAATGAATTTGAAGATTTATTAAAGTTAGGTTACGCTAAAGGTTCAACAAAAAACGGCCTGACTAATGTTTACAATTTAAAGACAAGAGATGTAATTGGATTTGTTAATCAAGATGGAGAGTTTAAATTTTGGACTGTGGGAATGGCAATGAAAGTACAGACTGGAAAAGAAAACCTAGCATCAACTATAACTCATGAAGCAGCTCACATGTTACAAGCATTAAAAGATAGAGATTTAGCTGGATGGAAAAATATTTTACAGGCAAACAATATTAACCCAAGCTCAGAGGCATTAACCCAATATGGAGGAACTAATTTTCAAGAATTATTTGCTGAAACTTTTACTGCATTTGTTTACGACAACCAAGGCTTAAAAACAAAAAGGCCAAATCTTTACAATACTTTTGTTAAATACCTAGAGCAAATTGGAGTTGATGTAAACACAATTAAGCTAGCAAACTAAAAAATTAAAATGTTTGACTTTTCAAAGGCACAAGAAATAACAGATGAAATAATAAAGCTACAAAATGAGCTTAAATTTCAAGAAGCCGCTAATTTGTATTTAAAGACAATTAAGGAAATTCAATCCTCAGAATTTCAACTAGAAAATCAAACTGAATGGATTGAGAATCTTTTAGATGAACAAACAACTCTAATACTCCTAGGCTTGAGTTAATACCTCTTTGTTTCCTAATTTTTTTTATTTGTATATTTGTCTAAACGAATAAGCAATGCTAGACAAAGCCGAGCAATCATATTCAGATTATCCCGAGGCGGTCAGAAACAACGCTAGAAGGGTTTTAAAATATGTTGATGAGAACGGCTGGGGGCCTTGCGGAACGCCAGTAGGCAAACAAAGAGCCAACCAGCTTGCAAACGGCGAGCCTGTTTCAGTTGATACGATTAAACGGATGTTTTCGTATTTAAGCCGTCACGAGGTTGATTTACAAACCTCTAGCTCTTATGAAGACGGTTGCGGTCGTTTGATGTACGACGCTTGGGGAGGCAAAGAGGCATTGGTTTGGAGTAGAAATAAATTAAAGGAATTAGAAAAAACTAGCGATATGGGTTTTGTAAAAAAAGGATTAAACCAAGGCTTTACAGATAGCGACATGAAACAAGGGATTGTTTCAGGTTACTTTGCCGTATTTGGCAACAAAGACCTCGATGGCGATGTAATCGAGCCAGGAGCGTTTACCAAGACTGTAATGGAGCGAGGGCCACAAGGCAAGCAGTTAATCAAGTATTTGCTAGACCACGATAAAAACAAGGTTGTCGCAAAAATCACCAATCTTTACGAAGACAATAAAGGCTTGCGTTACGAGGCTAAAATTGGTAGCCATGCAGCT